AAGCTAATCTGTCATACAGGTTATCTTCGATCGCTTCTTCAGTAATTGTGAAGCCTAAAGCAACAGTCTCGTGAGTGTATCTAGCAGTAAAAGTCTCTTGAGCATTGTCAAAAGTAATACCAGAACCTTCAGGTTTAACTTGTGCTTGACCGAAACCTGATAACATTACTTCTTCTTCAAAAGCTCTGTCCGAAGATTCTTTTGTATAGATTTCTTCGTGTTGGTTTTCGTATCGTTTGTATTCCAGGCCGAATAGTGCATTCAATCCTGGCTCTAGTTCTTTAACTAGTTGTGATCGTGATATAGCCATAATATTTATTCTCCTATTCTATTATACATTGCCTGTTTCAGATTTTAACGAGTGTTCATTGATTGTAACAACAAAGTTAACATTAGCAGAAGCTAAGTCACTGTTGTCTGGATCTTTTGAAACACCAATTACTCTAAGTTGAGCAGATAAAGTATTATTTAAAGTACTGTCATCTAATTCAACTTTAGACACATAGTTCGCTGAATTACCATCCGCTAGAATGACATCCGCATTCAAGAAAACATCAGTTTGTGCAGAAGCACCTGAGTTATCTGATTGGATCTCAAATCTTTCATATGGATCATCAGCTACGAAAGCAACTATATCCGCAGCGTTAACTTGCGAATAGTGGTTTGCCCACGTAGGTTTTTGTGTGTTGGGATCAGTATAGAATACACCGTTTAGTGAACCTAATAAATTTCCGCCCGCTGCACCTCTATCGATTGTTCCAGCCGCAGTAGGTTTTACTGGGTCTTGGAAATAGATAGTTGTACTGTCGTTAGCAGCAATTTTGTATTCACTTAAACCGCCATTATCTCTATTCTGTCCAACTTTTCCAATCGGTTTTAAACCGAAAGCGCTATCTTTATTAGCCATAGTAGTTGTCCTCCTTAGACAATTGTTAGTTTAAGTGTAATAATTTGTTGGTTAGGAATCGTTAAAAAATTAACTTTTCTTTGTACCACCAAAAGTTACACGAGTTTGCCTATCTTGATTGATTGGCATACTTGGGTGCTGCTCCTTCATGAGATCGTTTTCAACTGCTTGATCTTGCTCAATACCTTGCTTCGCATAGTATTGTGCTCGAGATTTTGCGATCTCCTCCGGTACCCTTGTCAGCACAAGGCCACCAACTCCGATCACTCCTGCATATTTGCCGTCTTCAATCACTGGATAATCACTGTCTGGGTATTGATCTGCTCTGACTAATTCATAACCAGATCGTAATCTTCCAGCGACGTTCTTCGTGTCCTGGAAACCCATAGATTCAGCTCTTACCCATCTATGTCGAAATCCTGCCGGCGCAGGTGGTGCATCTAAAGATGATGGTGGAGTCCAGACTTTTGGTTTAGAGGTTTTCTCTCTAGTCTGACTCGCACGAGAAGCTCTTTTTTCATTATTGTTTTCCATATGCATTTACTCCTTCGTGATATTTAATTGTTTCGCATATTCTTCAAGTGGCACACCTAATTTTTTAGCGATTGCTACTTGTGATGGCGTGAGTTTCACAGTTTTGCGACCAGGCTTACTATTTCTAGAAGCCGAAGCTACTACTTGCGTAGGCTTCACAGTCGTTTCTGGTGTAACTTTACCAAATTTATGCGGAAATTCAAGTCTTATTCTTTTATTAATTTCTGAATAATACTCGTCCGATTGTGGGTCATAACCTTCGTCTTCAACTAGCCTTTTATGCAAGCTAAATGCGGTATAAGTCATAGCCTCATCTTGACCAAACCAGGTATTCTGTTGGGCCCATTGTTGAGCCTTTGGATCCGGATTGATCGGTTGCTGTTCCTGTTGCTGATATTCAGGTTGTCTTACAACCTTTTCTTCCGCTTTAGGAGCAGACTCTTGTCTGGTTTTGATTTCAGCTAATCTTGCTTCTTCATAACCTAATTTAGAGATTTCTGTTTGAGCAGCAATTTCTGCTTTTAAATCTCCTTCTTCTCTAGCTTTCGCTAGTCTTCCAGCGGCAGCTTCTAAAGATGATTTAATCCTACTTTCCATTTCAGATACATAACCTGTATCCAATTTAGAAAATCTAGACTTTAAAGATTCTTGCTCATTTTGAATTTTTCTTGCGTATTCAATAGCAGCAGCTTCTCTTCTTTCTGCTTCACGCATTTTTTTCGTTAACTTCGCAATTCTTCTTTTTACTCCTTCTGAGTAATCATCTAATTCTTTCTTTTGCTGGTCTACCTCTTCTTCTTTCTTTGGTTCTTGGTCCGTGGTTTCTGCTTCACTAGCTTGAACAGTAGACTGCTCACTAGATTCCGTAATTGAGTCATTGGACTCATTATTGTTTTCATTGTCTTCATTTGATAACTCCACTTCTGATTCAGGTTTCTTTTCTTCCGGTAATTCAATCTCGGCTCCGGGACCTGATGTGTCTATATCAACTGTTTTTTCCATATCTGGCATAGTATCCTCCTATGATTTAAAATTGGTGAAAGATATCTTCGGGGTCTTTCACTGTGGCTAGAACTTCATCATCATTCAGAAGTCTCACCTCCCCGCCATCAATAAGAATTCGGCTTCCTGCATATCTTGCAAAGATTACCCAATCCCCTTTCTTGCACCAAGGACCTTCAGGAAATTTTTCCCTGTCGTAACAATGTGGTCCCATAGCAAGAACTAAACCACAAGTTGATGCGACTTGTGATCGTTCGATAGATTCATCTGATAAATAAATTCCACCTTTAGTTTTTGGTTTAGCTTTAAATGGCAAAACTAACATTCTCCATCCGGTAGGAGTGGGAAGTTTAGAAGATTCTTTTTTAGCTAATGATTGGTGGTCTTCGTATTCTTTTTTATTTTCTTGATCGTATTTTTCTTCCAAAGCTAATTTAATCTTTGGGTTTTCCTCTGCTGAGGTCGACGACGTTTTCTCCTTTGACATCTTTTTGCTCCTTCTTAGTTAGCAGGCTAGAGATTTCCTGTGAAATATATTGATAGGCATGTGCCTGACCCAACATATACTTGTATTTTTCCATATTGTCAACACCTCCCGCTATGAGTGTATCTCCAATATTTTGATAAGATTGTTTTAACATTTTTTGTATTTTAGATATGATTACAGTTACATCTTCCATGACTTTCCTTTCATTGATTGTTGTATTAACAGTTCCACTTTCTAAGTGATTTATTAATTCTTGAATTTGGATCTCTTGCTGTTTTAGCAGATGTTAATCTTTTTTTCATTCCAGACATTCTGGCACAAAATGATTTTCTTCTATTAGCGGCTTTAGATCCTTTTTTTAATTTAGAGGGTTTCGTGGTTACAGCCATGGATAATTTAGAACCAGGGTTAGCTGCACGATAGGATGCAATACCTTTTCTATTTAATCCACCTGATTTGGATTTACCTTCTTTTCTTTGCCATGCTGCTGTTTTTGCCATTACTTTTTCTTTTTTGGAAATCCCTTTTTCATATTAGCGTATGCTTTAGCTGAAATAGTAGATTTAGATTTTGGTCTTGATATACCTAATTTTTTCCTACGATTAATGTTGGCCCAAAGGCCGGGTTTCTTTTTAGTAGCCATTTATTGACACGATAAGCATTCATCAGACCCTTCGTCTAATTTTGCTAACGCCTCCTGTTTACATTGATCACTACAAATCGTTTGATGCTCATGTGTAGCTTCAAATTCTTTTTTACAAATAGAACATTCTTTTTTCATTATTTCTTATGATCCTTTTTACATTTACATTCAAAATTACACATACATGGAATGATATTAAATAGTTTACAAATCCACATACAAACTTTATTTTTAATTTTTTTAAACATTATTTCCAACCCTTCTTAGCTAGTTTAGGTTTAACTTTTACAAGTCCACCTTTTTTTTCACCATATCGTTCTAAAACCTTATCAAAAAATGCTTGGTCAATATCAATAATATCATCACTCTCTTTATTTTTCATTTTATAATAAAGATCTTTAAATTCTTTACTGGATGCTCCTTTTTGACCAAGTTCTCTAAACATTTCTGTATAAGATTTTTTAGGCATTATTTTTTCTTCTTCATTTTAGCTTTAGTTACTCTTCCACCTTTTTTCATAAAGCCCATTTTATTTCTAACTTTAGTAGGAAGTTTACCTAAAGATTTTTTCTTTTCTTTTGGTACTGGTTTTAACATTATTTTTTACCTCCAAATTGTTTTAGCTCTGTTGCCTTGATTCCATATACGGCACCAACTACGGCTACCCATAAAGAAATTATCCACCAAGGCATACCTT